TTAAGATTCTGCAAGACCCTTCGGAGTATATACCACTAATACATCAAATACCAGGTGTGGGCGATTTACCTAAAGTTTTTTCTTCTGCTGATAGAGTTGGGGATTTTTATGACTTTGTATTTAAGATAACCCCATATTCTACACAGAGAACGTCACCAAAGGTATTGGCTCAGGAGCTTATGGGCTTTATGACTCAGTGGGTATTACCAACATATCAGTTTGCCGCACAACAAGGTGCAGAGTTGGATGTGCCTTTGGTTACAAGAATCCTTAGTGATTATATGGGATTTGAGAACTTCAATCAATTTTATAGAACGGCAATACCGCACGAACTTGATGGCGTAGGATATATGATGGAACCGCTTGGACAGCAACAGCGACCTAAAGGGCCGAATGTTGGTAGTAAGTCACCTGGACAGAGCAATGATACCTTTGGTAGCAGCCCACAGTCAAGGACAGCTAATATGAATCAACAGCAAAGGCGAACTGGTGGAGGGACAAAATGAAAAAGGTAAATTGGTCTAAGGTTATATTTATTGTTTTTATAATTACTTTTGCTGCGTCTGTTGTATTTCAGGTACAGTCTGTTTTAATATCAAAGCCAGCAGTAACCATACAGTTTCCTAATAGAGTACAGGAAGTCTTACCAAGTGTTGTTCATATCATGTGTGACCGTTGGCAAGGGTCGGGGGTTGCTATCTCCGAAGATATAGTTGTTACTGCACGACATGTTGTGGATGGTACTTATTATACAGTTACTCTAAATGATGGTACGGTGGTTAAAGGTACACAGGCAATTACTCATAAAGATTATGATGTTGGTTTTATTAAAGTGGATAAACAAGTATTAAAACCAGCTAAGTTTGGTAGTATCAAGGATTGTGTATTAGGCCAGCCTATATTTATTATAGGTAGCCCCTATGGACAGATTAATTTTAATAATTTAACATTAGGGGTTATAAGTGGACTCGACCGTGATTGGGATGAGTTGTCTTATTACGGAGAACCTTATGGTTGGAAGGTGGCGTTTACGTCTGATGCTGGTGCTCACCCAGGTAATAGCGGTGGCCCTGTATTTACGATGGATGGTGTGGTCAGGGGTTTGCTGGTGGGAGGTTTTAGTCCAGTTCTTAACTGTAGTGTGCCTTCTGACTTATTCTTCAATGATGTTGAGAACATCAAACTGATGTTTGCGTTCAACAAGTATAGAGTGGAAGAAGTAAAAACTTATAATGAATGGGGTGGATATAATCAATGCCGGAAGAAGAACACAGGAAACTAAAGCGTTCAGCACGTAAAGCAGGACTGGCTGGTGAGCGTAAAAAGGCTTATATCTACGGAACACTACACAAGATAAAACTTCGTAGAAAGAAAAAGCGTCAATGAGAATAAAGAAGAAATTTGGAGATAAGATTTATCTTGAGTGGGTTGATGCTTATACTGAGGATGGTTGGAAGTCAGTTGATGATGCATTAAACTTATCTAATGAAGTTTATTGTTTTACTAATGCTTTTTTCTTAGGACAAAATAAAGATTATTTAATGATAATACATACAAAAGGCAGAACAAATAAAAATGATGTTATGGGGAAACTCACAATTCCTAAAGCGTGGATAAGGAAGGTAAAATAAATGGCAGCAGAATCTAACGTGTCGATAATTTGTGAAGTCACTGGCTTAGGCCAACTACAGGTTTTTGCTAAGAAGTTTGGTGTGACTACCACGCCAACAAGAGTGCATTATCAATATATGATACAGGCTGTAGCGGATACGGGGGAAGTCTTGGATGTTGGTGATGTTGGTACTGTTCACTTAATAGTTCTAAAGTGTATCGCTAATGATGTAGATGTTGATACAAGTTATGTTTCATCGTTTAGTGCAGAGATTGAGGTACAAGAAGGTGAAGTAACAGTGTTCAAACCTACTGGTACAGTATGGATAAAAAATAATGACTCGTCTGAACAGAGTACAATAGAATATCTCGTAATCGGCTCGGCGTAGGGTAGATAAATGAAAACTTGTCATATTTGTAAACATAAGTTATCTTTAGATTGTTTTTATAGCGATAAAAGATACGATACAAAAAATAAACAATCTCGTTGCAAAGATTGTAGAAATGATTATAATAAGAAATATAAACATAAATGGAAACTTTATTCTCGCAGAAATAACAAAAAGAGACGTGGATTAACTCTTGAACAGTTTGAAGAACAACTAACAAGACAAAATGGTCTTTGTGTTATTTGCGGATTGCCAGAAATTGATACAAACCAATATGGTGTAAAAGACTTAGCTATAGACCACAATCATCAAACAGGGCGGGTGCGTGGGCTTTTATGCGTAAGATGTAATCGTGCATTGGGCTTACTTAATGTTGATAATTTTGGTATAATGAATTTACAAAAAGCAATAGATTATTTAGGAGGCAGAAAATGAAATGTCCAGAGTGTGAAAGTGAGAATACTGTTTCTCACACTGATAAAGAATTACGTAGTTTGAATTTATTAGTTCATCAGTGTTTCGATTGTGAAAATAAATGGGAAAGTAACCTATCGCCTTATTGGGATGTAGATGAAAATGATTGATGAATTTATTTGTAAGTTGTGTAATTTTGTCAAGGAGTACAAAGAATTTACCTCTCCTGATAAATGTCCTGAGTGTGGTCGCAGGGTTTATGAGTTACGCTTTCTTAAAGCACCGAGGAAGAAAGTTAAGTTTGTTAATATAGGGTACAAAGATACACCACGATACTCAATGACGTTGGGTGTATCGGAGACGCAGATTGAAGATGCAAAGAAATTGCACCCGCAAGCTGAGTGGAAGCGATTTGGGCACAGCTTTAGACCACTTATAAAAAATAGACCAGAGAAACTTAAAATGATGGCCCAAGCCGGTATGCAAGAATATGACCCAAAAGGGTTCAAAGGTAAAGACAGATAAAATTTTTTGGAGGCAGAGTTAGATGAAACCACTACAAAAGAACATTTTAGTAAAGAGATTAACAAAAGACCAACTTGGAAAAATTGTGATGCCTGATTCAGTTCAGGACGAGTGGTTTAGGGGCAAGGTTATCAGTGTTGGCCCTGACGTTGAGGGGGACATTAGTAAAGGGGACGTTGTTATTTTTCCGCCTCCACCCCCACACTTGGGAGAGTACCCGACTGTGGGAGATGAGGGTTACATTATTATAAGTGAGAATATGGTATTAGCAAAAGAAGATTAGTGTTTCTTTGAAACACGCGTATCACAAAGTGATGCTGAAAGGAGACAGAAAGTGGCAAATGAAAGAGAAAAATTAGGTGAAATTGAAACTCAAACTGTATTGGTTAGTTTTGAATCAGGGCATTATAAAAAAGTTACTGGAAGTTGGAAAGGTGATAGTATATGGACACATTGGATTAAATTTAACGGTAAAAGTATCCATATAAACAAAGATAAAGTTGAGTATTATGAAGAGTTATAAAGGAGACAGATAATGGTAGAGAATAAATGTCAAGTTTGTAAGGCCGAGTTCAACACAGGGTGTTTGGACAAAGAAGGTATTTGTGATGTTTGCAAGAGAATGTGGCCTGGGGCTAAAACACCAGAGGATAGAAATAAAACTAAGAAACCAGAAGTAGAAAGTCACGAAGCCCAAGTTAAGGATTTGGTTGCTAAACAAGTGAACGAACTGTTAGAGGGATATGGTATCCTACATAGGTGTTTGGCTTGTAGTAATATGTATTTCAAACGCTCTCCCGCCCAGAAGGGTTGTGGATGTGATAAAAAGGAGGATAACTAATGAGTGACAAAGAATTTAACTCCTATATTGCAAGTGCTGACGCCCCTGCTGAGAAGTTAGAGGGCGATGTGAAGGAGACTGACAATAAAGAGATAGATACTAAAGAACTTGAAGTTAAAATAGACGATGTTCCTAACTCCTCTGGTGAGAAGGAGGAGGATGGGGCTGCTATCGTTAAAAAGATAAAAGAAAATGTATTAGGAGAAACAGATTCTAAAGAAAAAGATGAGGAAGGTAATGATATACCAGATGAGTTTACTACTGCATGTCTAAAACAAGGTTGGTCAGAAGATGAGATTAAAGAGTTTGCTGCTGACCTTGATGATGCTGCATTACTTAGTTTAATACCAGAATTACTAAATGAGGAGAAGCAGGAAAAGTCGGAATCTGATGAAGGTCAGACTAAGCAAGAGGATAAAACCAAAGCTGCCGATGATGCTGCTAAAAAAGAACCCACTAACGAGGAGTTAGCTTCATTAAAGAAGGAGCTTGCAGAAATTAAAGAGAGTATAGGTAAAACAGATAAGGAGAGACTTACCAGAGAAGAAGAGGCTACTGTTCAAACGGTCAACCAAGTATTTGATGAGGTAAACAAGGATTTTGAGATATTCGGGAAAACCGAAGAACTCTTGAAATACCCTGCTG